TTCGGATGCTAGACGGTATTCGCAAGGGCAACCGCGAATTCAACGGCGCGGTCCTCCGGATGACCATCGCCAACGCCAAGAACATGGCAGAGGCGTATCTGAGCACGCTCGATGCCGTTGAGGCCGAATGCCGGGCTCACCTCGCCGAGCGTGAGCGGGTTCTGGTGTTCTCCGTCCTGCCGCCCGCGAAGCCATTCGGACGCCGCCAGTCGACTGGAATTCCCGCTGTCGTCAGCCCGGAGGCGTTCTGATGCCCGCCTTCGAAATTCGTCCCGTGATGGGCAGCGACTGCCTCGAAATCATGGCCGATGGGGTGCGCGCGGCCATCATATACCCGCCCGAAGATGACGGCCGGGTCGCGATCTACCCGTGGCCACGCACCTACCAGACCCTGACCTTTGAGGGCCTGCCCTCCCCGCTGCGCCCCGAATGGGACTGGCATCCGTCGCTGGAGAGTGTGCGGGCCATGCTCGGCATCGAAGAGGAGAGGCAGGCAGCATGAGCTACCTTCTGCGACCCGAGATCCATTTCGAAATCACGATCTGGCCGCCTCGTATCAGCTACCGGCGCGGCGTCTGGCATGCCTTCGGCCGCAGAAGCCGGCGGCTCAAGTACCTGCCGATCCCGCTCAAGAGCGACATCCACCTTGGTTGGGCAACGACCAGGGATGGAGCACGCAATCTCGGCGAGGGCTGGGGGGAGCGGCCATGAACGCGCCCGTCCGCATTCCCCTTCATGAGGAAATGGCGCTGGCGAATAGGGTCGCCGACGCCCTCGTTGCAGCAGGCGTTCTGCCCGAGGACGACGACTACGCCGAGCTGATGGCCTCGGAAACCGACATCCAGGCTCGCTTGGTTCGCATCCTCCGCGTCGCCCGGCTCACCGAAGCCCAGTCCAAGGCTCTCGGACAGATCGAGGCCGACATGCGAGCCCGCCGGGATCGGCTCGACACCAAGGCTCAGCGGCTGCGGGGCATCGTGCTCCAGGCGATGAGCGATCTGGGGCTGAAGAAGCTCGAAGGCCCCGACCTCGGCGCTTCGCTCTCTGCCGGTAAGCCGAAGGTCCAGATCATCGACCCGGCAGCCCTGCCTGACGACGTGTGCGTCTTCCGCCGCGAGCCGAGCAAGACCGCCATCGCCGCTGCACTCGCTGAAGGCCCGGTCTCCGGAGCCGAGTGGAGCAACCCTCAGCCCGTGCTGACGATCAGGAGCCGGTGATGGCTACTGCGAACGACAAGATCCGCGACGTGCTGCAGCGCTATGGCGAGGCGTTCACCGAAGGCCAGGGTGGGAACGTCTGGCGCGTGCAGGGCACGCCCGTCATCTCGCACCGCTGCCTGGAGCGGATCGCCGCCCAGGCCGGCATCGCCTTCGATCTGCCGACCATCCTCCGCAGCGAGCGCGACGAGGCCGTAATCCTCGTCGCCGGCAGCCTCGACAAGCGCCGGGAGTGGTCGATTGGGGAGGCCGTGATCAACGTGAACTACCGCGTGTCCGGCAAGCAGGCAGCCTACGTCTACGCGATGGCCGAGAAGCGCGCGAAGGATCGCGTCATCCTCAAGCTGGTTGAGCTTCACGGTCTCGCCTACTCGGAGGAGGAGGCGGACGAATTCAAAGGAAAGTCGGCCGGCAGCGGCGATCCTGACGACCGCGCCCAGTACGAGATCGATCAGGACGACGAAGCTGCTGAGGCCGCTAGGCGCTTCATCGCCGACTGCGAGCGCGCCATCGACGCCGAGCAGAACCGTACCGCCCTCTTGGAGTGGTGGAACGGCAAGCAGCGCAAGGATGACTTCCTTCGCTACCAGCTCACGCCCGATGAAGGCGGCGCGCTCTCTGCGCGTGTGAAGCGCCGGGCCGAGGAATTGGCTGCTAGCGTGAGGGCTGCCGCATGACCGCCCGTCACCTCCTCGTCCTCGCCAACGACGCCATTCGCGAGAAGGCCATCCGGTGGATCCGGGGCCTGCCGGCCGGAACCCGCGTGGAGTTCAAGGGGCCAGCCCGGTCGCTCGACGCCAATGCGCTGATGTGGGCGCGTCTGACCGATATCGCCAAACAGGTCGAATGGTACGGCCAGCGCCTCTCGGCTGAGGACTTCAAGGACATTCTGACAGCCTCGCTCCGAAAGTCCCGTGTCGTGCCCGGTATTGATCCCGGCACCGTCGTTCCGCTCGGCATACGGACTTCGGACATGAGCAAGGCCGAGTTCAGCGAGCTTCTGGCGCTGATTGACGCCTTTGCCGCCGAGCGTGGCGTGGTCTGGTCAGACAGCGGCTTTGAGGATGCCGCCAGGAGGGCGGCATGACCCTCAACGACATCGCCCTGACCGGCGCCGCTCTGCTCGGCTTCGGCGTGCTCACGATCATCACGGTTCTGTTTGGCCCGGTTGTTCGGGCGGCTGGCGCTCTTCGGAGGGCGAAATGAGAACGCTGAACAACGCCTGGACGGAAGCCGAAGACGCCCTGCTCAAGGCGAACTATCACCGGGGCTCTCGCTGGTGCTGTGACCGCCTGCCTGGACGCACACAGTCGGCCGTCAAGAAACGGGCTGCCGTCATCGGTGCCGCTCGGCCCGTCGCTGACGTGCATCACGAGTGGACGCCTCTGCTCGATGCACAGATCCGCCGCGCGTACCAAGAGGGCTTCGGTGCCCCCGCTGCCCTGGCTCGCAGCACGGGCATTCCGCCGAATTGCTTGAGCCGTCGCGCCGCTGCGCTGGGCCTCGGGGCTCGGCCCGTTCCCTTCAGCGCCGAGGAAGCGGAGTTTGTTGAGCGCCACCTTCATCTCAGCCGGAACCAGATCTCAAAGCTGATGGCGAAGCGCGGCTGGCATCGCTCAAAGCAGGCCATCCAGCGCTTTCTGCATGCACGCGGGATCGGGGGGATCGGCGACTACCTGTCCATCCCGACGTTGGCCGCCTGCCTGGGCATGTCAGAGTTCTCGATACGGGGCAGCATCGCTCGCGGCGAACTGCTGGTGGAGCGGTCGGAAGGCGAGGAAGGGCGGATCGTCATCGCTCAGCCGGAAGTCGCGAGATGGATCATCCGGCACCCGCATCGGATCGACCTGCGCCGGGCGGAAGGCCCTTGGCTGATCGACCTCCTGGCTCGGTACGGCTCGCTCGGGCTGATCGATGAACGGGATCAGTGGCGTCGCATCCTGGCCCTGCACGAACTCGGCAAGAGCAACCAGGAGATCGCGGCCATTCTGGAGACGAAACCCAACATCGTCGCGAGCACGCTGTCTCAACGGCGGTCCAAGTCAGGCCAGCAAGAGGAGGCTGCGTGATGTACACCCTGAGACCTGAGCCTTATCTTGAAGTGTCGATCTGGCCGCCCAAGATTATCTGCCGGCGCACCGTCTGGCACGCCTTCGGTCGCACCAGCCGATGGCTCAAGTACCTGCCATTCCCTCTCGCAAGTGACGTGTTCCTCGGCCGCGCGACGACCTTCGACGGCGCACGCAATCTCGGCAGAGGGTGGGATGAGCGGAACAAGCAGGAGGCGCCCCATGCCTGACGCCAAGATCGCGCCTACCGTGGCAGAGGCCCAGGTCGGGGATCTGCTCTGGCTCATGGACCCGACCGCGCCCCGCTACGATGCGGACGGCAAGTACCAAGGACGCGGCGACTGGAGGCTCATTGATGCGACGACGGTCGGCCGCATGTCGGTCGAAGTTGCGACGTACCGCAGCGGGACCAAGTTCGACCGCAAGACCGGGGCCATGCGCGGCTCCAGCGGCTACAACAATGTGCCCTATCTCTGCGGCGCCAAGGAGCGAACCGCCAGATGGTGGGCAGGCCAAGTGTACGCCATCGCGAGGAAGGTCGAGCGCTGCCGGGATGAAGAGACGCTGAAGACCATCGCGTTCGCTCTCGGCATCGAAGGCCCGCCGGACTTCTCCAAAGCACCCGCAGAGATGGAGGCCACCAATGCCTAGGCCCATCCGTCTCCCAGAGCGGGATCAGGTCACTGAGGACAGAGGAGGAGAGCAGTGAGCGTGCGCCCCCTGACGCCAGAGCAGGAAGAGGCAATGGATCAAAGGATCGCGGATGCCTTGGACTTCGGGCATCTCATGAGCCCCCCGCCGCCGCCCTTGGTTAGCGTCCCGATACCTCACGCCGAAAAACGCTCGACCGATGTGCCGGGCCTGTTCGGAAGGCGCCGCACCGTGGCGGTCCCTCACCTGACCTACGTCATCCAGTCTGGGCCGTTCGTGAAGATCGGGGCCACCGCGAACGTCGAGAACCGCGTGCGCGAACTCATGATCGACAACCCGCACGAAGTGATCGCTCTGGCGGTACTTCCTGGCGGCCGAACGGTCGAAGGCGCTCTCCATCGCCGGTTCAAGGCTTACCGGCATCGGCACGAGTGGTTCAGGGTCGAGGGTGATTTAGCCCAGTGGATTGAAGGGGGCTGCATTGAGTAAGGTTTCTGTTCCCCGGTTGGATGAAATCGCGAATGACACGCCGTTGCGCCTTGAAGTGGCGGCTGCCCTCGCTTTTCCTGGCGGCGGCATGACGGTTAGCGGCCTCCGCAAGGAAGCCGCGCGCGGGCGCCTTGTCATCGAGCGCATCGCCGGCAGAGATTACACCACGTTGGCCGCCATAGCGAAGATGAGGGGGCAATGCCGCGTCCAGCCAAAGGGGCTCGTCTCTATCTCGTACCAGCCCGCCGAGACAAAGCTGGCCGCGTCACCCGAGCCGCCCGATGGGTCATCCGCGACGGCGACCGCATGCACCCCACAGGATGCGCTGCAAGCGAAGTTGCAGAAGCTCATCAAGCCTTCGCCAACTACCTCCGCGAAGCGCACCGGCCGACGCGCGGGCAACGTGGTATCGCTGAAATCCCGGTCGCAGATGTCCTGAACATCTACGCCGACGATATCGTCTCACGGGATCCCGATGCCTCGCGCATCGCCCGGCGCATCGCCCGGCTGGCGGCATGGTGGGGCAATCGCACGCTCGCCCAGGTGACGGGCGCGACGTGCCGAGCCTATGCCGCATCAAGGCCGGGCCCAGGCGGCGCGCGGCGCGATCTGCAAGACCTGTCGGCCGCCATCGGACACCACCACCGCGAGGGCTACCATCGCGAGGAGATCAAGGTCTGGCTGCCGCCGAAGGGCAATGCCCGCGAGCGCTGGCTGACGCGATCCGAAGTCGCCAAGCTGGTGTGGACGTGCTGGCGGGCCCGTGAGGGTGGCGACCGGGAGGGCGAGGGCCGCTACACCATGCGCCACATCGCCCGGTTCATCCTCTTGGCCTACTCGACGGCGAGCCGGCCGGGCGCCGTGCTCACGGCGAGCTGGGAGGCGGCGTCGGGCCGGTCCTACCTCGACCTCGACCGGGGCATGTTCTACCGGCTGAAGGACGGTGGGCGGATCACCAACAAGCGCCAGCCGCCCGTGCCGCTGACCGACAAGATGCTTGCCCATCTGCGCCGCTGGCGTCGGCTTGGCGGATCCTACGCGGTGGAGTTCCGCGGCAAGCCAGTCGCCCGCATCAAAGTCGGGTTCGCCAGCGCCGTGAAGCTGGCCGGGCTCGGGGCTGGCGTGTCGCCGCACACGCTTCGGCATTCGGCCGTGACGCACATGCTGCTCGATGGCGTCGACCCGTGGCAGGCAGCCGGTTACGCGGGCATGAGCGAGGCCGTGATGAAACTGCACTATGCCCACCACCACCCCGATCACATGAGTGGCGCGAAAGCCTCGATGAGTGGGCGCAAGCGTTGGGCGACAGAAACGCTACAGATTGGCGTGAACCGAGCGCGAACATGAGCGCACAAACGCGAACGGTTGTCGTTGATTTTATTGGCTTTTTCAGTAAAGCCGGACGTTATGAGCGGCCGGCTCTAACCATTGAGCTACGGGCCCGAAGCTTTATGCTTCAGTAGCTTAGCGCTGATGCTGCCGGCCGGCGACAGGCTGGACGACAGAAACGGCGACAGAAACCGCCTTTTGAGTACCTGCCGCCGAGCCATGCATCAAGGCCCCCTCCCCGCCTCTCAGGCGATTAGTCGGGCTTGGGGGCGGAGGGGCGTTCCGGCGCGCCAGCGATAGCGTCGAGCGCCTTGTCGCTGATCTCGGTGTGCGGCTGTCCGATTAAGGCTTCCGGGCTCGGTCTGCAGCGATCCGCTCCTCAACGATCCTTCGCACCGCTTCCGAGAAGTTGGGCGCCCTGCCCGGCTGTTGCTTGCACCACTCTTCAAGTTCACGGACCCACCGCGCCGTGACGACGAGCTGCTTGCGCACGTCCGCCAATTCCCCTTCGGGCTCGACCCGTCGCGTCACCCTCGGCCCCGCCATCGAAAATCTGATCACGGCGTCATAGCTCCGCTTGCCCTTAGCCTCAACATGTGTAACTTGAGCAAATCGCTTATGCAAGGGACCGGCTATGGGCATCGTGGTTGAGATGAACCAGGGCGGCGCGAGCGCCCGCTCTGCGGCGGACATGGGCGCCCCTGATCTTTCTGATGAGAAAAGAAAGTCGCTTGAACAGCTACTGGGCTGCTATGATGAGGCGCTCCAGCTAGAACAAATTGCAAAGCTCGCCTTTACTGACCCTCTCGCTGCTAGAGATGCACTAAGATTATTCGGGGGAAATAGCGGGTTCGAATTCTTGGAGACCGCTATCTCGGCGTTCATTATGCGGTCTATCGCGGATAGCCGCTACCGCGAAGAACATGTCCGCAAAGAATTCTACGACAACCTGGGTGCGTACATACCGGGAGCCACAAAAGCAGCCGTTCCGTTGTTCAAGAAGAACATTCCAGACGGTTTCATCGCTGTCGATGGAGAAACGGCCCCGGTAGAGATTAAGCGGTACGCTTTCGATGAGAAAGCGCTGGTGCAAATTCTTCGCTACATGACGGCGTATAGATGCGACCTTGGGTTCGCCGTTGCGCCAAAGCTCGCTTGCAAGCTGCCGGCCAACGTCCGCTTCGTAAAGGTTTTGCCTCCGGACCAAGAGGCGCGCCAATGACCGTGGCCGAGAAGACCGTCACGCAGGTGCGCGTCACGCCGAAGGGCCTGACCAAGCTCGCCAAGCTGCTGCCGCCGGCTGCCAGCCCGGTCTGATCAGAAACGGGTCAGGCGCGCGCGAAGCCCAGCCTGACCCCTCCCCTAACTCATAGGAGAGACGATGACCCTGCCACTCCTTACGCCAGCCACCGCGCCCCTCACGCGGGACTTCGATTTCGTCGGCTGGGTCTGCGTCGCCCCGGAGGGCGACCCGCATTGGGGTTCGGCCCGGAGCGCCATGACTGACAGTCTGCATGCGTGCTTCGGAGCGGCTACGCCCGAGCGCCTGGACAGCCTCGCACGTAAGGGTTGGCGGTGCGTGCCGATTGGAGCCTTCGCGCAGTCCGCGCCTACGGGAGAGAAGTAATGCCCGTGACGCTGCCCGGCTGGATCTTGTTCGCCGTGATGCTGGCCTCAAACTGCGTCGCCAGCTTCATGTCCGGAACCCTGCTCTTCACGGGCTTCGGCAAGCGCGAGCCGAAGTCGCTCCGCTACATGGTCACGGCCCTGGCATTCGGAGCCGTGATGATCGCCTCGGCCCTGCTGTTCATCTGGGTCGAGCCGAGGCCGGCGTGAGGCGCTGTCTCCTCCGTTCAAACGAGCGTTCAACCGGATGAAACACCCCGCAGGAGGGAACGATGAGCAGCGCCGAAATCGACAACATCCTCGACCTCCTCGACGCGTTCGCGGACCGGCGCGGCGGCGGGAGGGAGCAGGCGTGTTTCCATGCCGCGAAGATCATCCGCGAGCTTGAGGCCGAGAACGCCCGGCTGCGGAAGGACCGCCTGGATTGGGTTGGCGCGACCTTCCACGAAGAAGACCGGGTTGCGGAGCTTGAGGCCGAGAACGCCAAGCTGGCCGCCTTCGCCCGCGAGATCATCGAGCCCGCCTTTGATGGGCAAGATGTGGACGGCGCCACGATCCAGCGCGTGGCGCTCCACTACGGCCTGCTGGCGGAAAGCAAGTACGACCCGGAGAAGCACGGCTCGTCCTTCGCCGAGCCGGGCGATCAGTGGTTCACCTACGCGGGACCGCTCGCCCCGCCGAACGCACGATAATGCGGCTTAGCTTGCGTTCGGAATGACCCGCACCCGACCCTGGAGAACCAGAGATGACCGAGATGATTGAGCGCGTCGCGAGAGCCATCGCCGATGCCTTCATGGAAGACTATTCGGAGGCGCCGAACCTGTATGACGAGATGGCCGAGGCCGCCATTGCCGCTATGCGCGAACCGACCGAGGCGATGATTGAGGCCGGGCGCTGGCCTGCCGAGGACGATGGCCCGGCAGCTTGTTGGCAAGCGATGATCGGCGCCGCCCTCACCCCCACCAAGCAGGACTGAGAGCATGCTGACCGACAAGCGCCGTCGCATCCTGCGATGCCTGGACAAGATCAACGAACGCAACGAGGCGTGCCCATCGGCCTATGAGGTTGCGATCCGGTGCGGAGAGCATCGCACCGCCAGCGATTGGGCTATCCGCCCGCTTGCCGACATGGCCGAGAAGGGCTGGACGGAGCGTGTCGGCGTCACAGTCGGCAACGCTCGCACGTGGCGCATCACCGAGGCTGGCCGGGCCGCCCTCGCCCATTCCGTCGATGCATAGCCCGAGCTTGTCGGCAAAACGGTCGTATTCCCGCCACGGAGAGGCATCGAAACTTTTTAGGCCCCTGGTTCCTTTTTCCGTTGACGCGGTAGGAACTAAGGGCCTATAAGAGGTCATCAGAGACGGAGACGCCGCCATGACCCGCACCGAACTCAACGCCCTCCTCGCCGCCGCCACGAAGCGGATGATCTCTGAGCGGAAGACCATCAAGCTGCCGACCGGCGTCCTGAAGACCTCGACCTTCGTCCGCGAGGTTTACGACCTGCCGACCGGCGAAACGGTGCGGATCGTTGAGGACCGGCTCTATGACGGCCCGAGCAACCGCAACCACTGCACCTACCGGCTTGAGGTGGCGGCGTGACCGCCGCCGAACTCCGCGAGCTGTTGCGGTCCCTCGGCCTTAAGCAGGTCGGGGCGGCCCGCCTGCTCGGCAAGAACCCGCGCACGGTGCGCAAGTGGGTCTTGGATGAGGCGCCGGTCGATGAGACCGCCGCTCGCTTCCTCCAATACATCCTGGCGAAGGGCGACAGCGCGGAGGAGGCGTTGCGCGTGCTGGAGCCCTTCCTTCGCCAAAACCAAACCCCGGAATAGCGGCCGTTTTTCGGGACATCAGGAGAAGGTGATGGACTGGCATCCCATGGATACCGCCCCGAAGGACGGGACGGCGTTCCTCGCCTACTGGCTGCGCGAGCATACGGGCGGCGAGCGATACGAGGCCGAGCAGCCCTACGTGGTCGCGCACTATTACCGCGGGCGCATCTACCCATCATGGATCGGCGAGGACGTGCCGACCCATTGGCAACCGCTTCCCTCACCGCCGTCCGACAAAACGGACGCGCCGGCTGCGTCGGAATGACGGTCGGTTTTCGGGGCAGCCGGCGCTAGGCTTGCGGGCTAGGCCCCTTGGCCCTCACCCCGGCGAGCCAGTTCGCGTTCGATGGCTTCGCGGATGAAGCCCGACCGGGTTTCGTCGTTGCCCAGCACCGCATCAATTCGCGCGACGGAGCCCTTCGGCAGCCGCATCATGAACTGCTCAGCGAACCCGGTCCGCCGCGCGCCAGGGTCCAACTGCGGGATCAGATTACGATGGTCGAGCTGCGCCATGTTGGCGATGCCGTGCTCTACGGCGACCCTGGCCTCGTCTAGGGTCACGGTGAACCACTCGCCCCGATAGTGCTTATCGCGCAGCCAATGATGGACGTACCGCTCCACGGCGATAGCCTTCTGTGCCTTCACTGGCCACTGGCCGAGCACGCGCAAGGGATGCCCATCCCGCCCCTGCGCCTGAAGCTGCTTCAAGCGGGCTTCCGGCACCATTGCGTGCCCGATCTTTAGCGGCCCGTCATCTGGTCCAATGGCGTAGAGGAAGCAGATCACGCCGTCGCGCGAGAGAGAGCTAGCGTTTGGCATTGCCGCGCCCCTCGCTCTCCAGGCCGATCTCGACCAGCCGCCGGATCGCAGCCGACAGGTTCGGGACTGGGCGCTGTGTGGCCCGCCAATCCTCTACGAGGTCGATCCATGAACGCGGCGCGACGAGCTGCAAGCGCTCCGTCTTGCTCTTCTCGTCCAGCTTCGGCCGCATCCGCCTGTCCGCATCGTTTTTTCCGACCCGGATCATTACGTCCCCCTTGCCTATCTTGCCAATGGTGTGTAACTTACACCTCATTGGCAGGAAACGCAAGGAGACGCCCGATGGACGAGACCAAGCTGCCGAAATGGGCGCGGGACAAGATGGAAGCACTCCGGCGCGAGGCGAGCGACCTGAGAAAGGATCGGGATGCCCTGCTCGGACAGGGCGACCCGTCGCGCTGCCGAGACCTCTGGTTCGAGGGCTACTATGGCGACGAGACTGCGTTCCCCGCGCCTCTGTACGGCCGGCGCCTGATCTTCCGAGGGTCTACCGGCAAGATCCAAATCACGGGCGAGCACGCAATCCGAGACAGCGGAGAGACGTGGCTAAACATCAACGGCATTGACGGGGCCGGTCTGATTGTCCGGCCACACGCATCAAACGTCGTCATGATCCGCGTCGCGGGGCACGGCGAGATCAGCTGACCCTTCGCTAACCCCGAAGGCCGGCAAAACGGCCGAATATCCGACATCAGGAGAGAGCGATGAGCCAACACACACCCGGACCATGGCGCGTGTTCACGACGCCTGACAATTCAAAGATCATCGGCATTGGCGAGCGTACCGGCGACGGCATAGCAGACTGCGGCTTTGGTGTTTGGCGGGGCGGCAGCGAAGAAGCTCGCGCTAATGCTCTGCTCATGGCCGCCGCGCCTGAGCTTCTGGCCGCGCTCAAGTGGTTCATCGACGATATCGACGGCACGCACACCGCCATGGTCGATTTCGACCGCAACGTGGAGCTTGCCCGCGCAGCTATCGCCAAGGCCGAGGGGCGCGACACAACATCTAGTGTGTCGGCTTAGCGGCGTTTTCACGACATCAGGAGACGGTGATGGACGAACCTGCACAGCCCAGGCCAGCAACATACGTGAGCGACCTGATCTATGAGGGTGTACGGCAGAAGTCACCCGAGGAGGCCACCGCCCATATCGAGCGGTTGCGGCGAGCCTATGCGCGCCGCGGGCAGTCATTCCCGAGGCCCCCGTCCGACAAAACGGACGCGCCGGTCAAGTAGGGAAAGCGGCCGTTTTCCAGACATCGCTCCGGGGTGGCTCCGGAGCCGATCAAAACGCCCCTGATCGTGTCGGGAATGCGTGTCAACTATTCAATCGTCGGAGAAACGGTGATGCCTGATAATCCCGACACGGCGCTGCCGGCCGACATCGCGGCGGCGATTGAGGTGTTTCGGTGTGCGGCGCGCGATGAGACGCGATACCCCGACGGCGCGAATATGAGCGCGACCGCATCGGCCCGCGCCGCCCTCACCGCCGCTATCTTCGCCCGCCTCGCCGCCGCCGAGGCGAAGCTGGCGCACTGCGAAAAGACCATGGCGCCGCTGAGCAACGACGGCCAAGCCGTTTGGGTGGATGGCACCGGGCTTGTCCCGCTCGACTACTCGCAGGGCCGCGACCTCGCCGCCGCCCTCGCCCGCGCGGAGCGGCTGGAGGCCGAGCGAGACGCCGCTATCGAGCGCATCATCAGCCTGGAAAAGCGCATCGACGCGATGATGCGGCTCTGAACATGGCGGAGACGGTAGAACTCGAACGGTTTAGCAAGGGGAATACAATGAGCGACGAAGGAACCGAGTGGTTTTGGCGCATCGTTGACGCCAACGGCTTAGGCGACGTCCCGAGCGACGAGGGGCCAGCCCTTCGGCTGCTGTGCGAGCGTGCGGCCAAGGCGCAATGGCTTAAGGCCGAGAACGCGCGGCTACAGGCCGAGCTAGAGACAGCCCGGCACACCATCGCGGCAATGGCTGGCCACATCAACGCCCCCGCCTGATGGCGGATGGGATTACGGCCATTTCGGCAAGTAATTCAAGAGCGGGGACTGTTATGAAGATTGAGACGGCAGGATTGCTAACAATAGCCGACGCATTGGAGCAAGAAGGAAGGCGTCTCGCTGCCGGGTGTATTCGAGAGGCCGCAGCCGAAATCTCCGCCCTACGTGCCGCGCAAGTTGGGGCCGGTGATGGGGCCGAGAATGAGCCGGGCGCCACGCTCGACGGGCGACTGAAAGCCGCCGGCATGTTTACGGTCACGGAGATGATGGGACAAACGCCCCTTAGCCGGTGGCAGGTTCATGCCGGAATGAGCGGCCTTGAAGCCTTCGGGGAATGGCTCGACCGCAAGACCGCGGAATACACCCGCATGCGGGCCGGCTATGAACTCGGCGACAAGGACAAGTCAGACGAGCTTTACGAGTGGGTGCTCGCCCATTCTGCCGCCTTCGCCACCATCCGCGCGAACTTCATAGCGGCAAGGGATCGCCAAGCGGCGGTCAATGTTGGGGCCCGAGTTGGGGCCGGCGAGGATCAAGCAACGCCGTCCGCATGATACTTCAACGGGTTAGCGAACATTTGCGAATGTAGCAATCTCCGCCATACCGAAGGCCAGGGGTTAACGATGACCGGCACAGCTCAGATCAGCCTCGAAACGGGGCGCAAGTTTCCATACGATCAAGGCGAGCGTCGCCGGCCACCGAAGGCGAAGGATTGGGCAGAGGCCGCCGCCCGTGGCGTGCTGGCCGATCTCTGCGACCGCCGCGGGATCAAGTGGGCGCTGCAAGACGACGAGATCACCGACGACGTGCGCCGGGAGATCGTCGCCTCGCTCGCTGCAATCATCCGCCTCGCACACGAACAGGCGTCGGCCTGAGTATGGCGGACGGGGCCACGGAAATTTCGGAAGGTATTGCGATGAGCGAAACAGTAATCACGGACGTGCTTCCGGGTCTTCGTCAGCTTCACGAGGAATTGCTCGCCGAAGGAAAACTAGAGCGCAGCGTAGACGTTATGTTCGCCATCCTCGAACTTGAGCGACTGTCCGCCAAACCCGTTGGGGTGAATGTTGGGGCGGGATGGAGGCCAATTGAGACGGCGCCGAAGGATGGCAGCCGCATTCTGATCTTCAACCCGAAGAGTGACCGCCATCCTGTTTGCGAGGTGGCATGGGCTTACGTCTATGAGGGCGGCCCCGGCTACTGGTCCACGCCTCACGGCATCAGCGGTCGAGGCTATACGATCTTACCGGAAGCTCCAACGCATTGGATGCCGCTTCCCGAACCGCCATCAGATGTTGGGGTAAATGTTGGGGTAAGCGCCCCATCAGTAGAGCCCCCGCCTGATACTTCAAAGGCTTAGGGCATAGTTTGCTCGGACGGGGCCACAGACATCAGGGAGATGAGGAAGGTCGATGGACGCGGTAACGCCTAAGAAGTGGACCAAGCCGACAACAAGGCCAGAGACCGCGTCCGCTCGCTTCCATGCGAAGTGGATCGGTGAGCCCAATAGTGGCTGTTGGCTTTGGCTCGGCGGCCTGTCTGCTAACAAGTATGGCTCAATGCATGATGGGGAGCGGATGTGTGGCGCGCATCACTTCTCGTATCGGCTCCATCACGGGCTAATCCCGAAGGGCATGTTCGTTTGCCACTCCTGTGACACGCCAATTTGCGTGAACCCGGATCACCTGTTCCTCGACACACCATGCGGGAACCAAGCTGACATGGTGAAGAAGGGGCGAGCACGCGCGGGCAATCCAGAATGGTGGCATTCGGAGGAGCTGCGGAAGAAGGTTCAGCAGGACCCGCGCCCTTACCGCGTGATCGCTGAAGAGTACGGCTTGAAGTTCAACACGGTGAAGGCATTCAAGTCGGCCGAACGTAAGGGCGATTGGCGCCGGAACCTACGCAGCATCCGGATCGAGACTGCCCGGCTGCGAGCGGCGCTTCAGCAGATCGCTGGCATGACGCAGGCGGACGAGATGGCCGAGGTGGCCAAGCGCGCGCTGAGCGGCGACTAGTGGCGGACAGGGGAGAACCCATACCAGGGAGAGAATGATGCAAACGGAGCTTAAGCCGGCGCAGGTCGATGCCGCGTACCGGATGTTCTACGGCGAAGGCAAGAACCTCGGCGAGATCACGAAGGAACTCGGGTGCGGGATCTATGACCTGTCGCCCTGGCTCACGGCGCCAGCGCTGCGGATTGGGCGCGAGGCGCGAGAAGACGCCTCCGAACGGATCAAGATCCTTTGTGCGGAGATCAAGCGCCTAGAAGATGCAAACGACCGCCTGACCTCGCGGCCGTAAGGGTATGGCGGACCGGGGCTCCGCCATGCGCCAAGCTAAGCAGTTGACGCGCACGAAAAAGCCCGCCTCGGCTGGGCCGGGCGGGCTCTGGCAGACACGGGCGCGAGCCAGAAGGGTCTCCGCCCCTGGCCGAGCACCCCGCCTCACGCTAGCTCGGCGGCATGTCTGAACGCCCGCCCAAGCGCCACATTGAAGCCCTCCGCGCCTGCCGCGTCTGCCGTGGCGGGATGCGCTACGAAGCCCACCTGAGGTCAATGCTGGCCCTCCGGGAACTGGGGTACGTGGAGGACAGGCCGCTCCGGAGCAGACCGAGAGAGGTACGGTGGTTCCTGACACCGGCCGGGCGGGATCTGCTTGAGGCGTTGGGAACAGGCGAGCCGGAGGATTGAGGCACCGGAACGAAAAGGGCCCGGACAGCGGGGGGTACCGGGTCTGTCGCTAAGGGCACAAGCCTGCGCGGGCATCGCGTGACAGCCACACAACCCTGCGTTACGCCCACGCTTGAGGGGCTAAGGCGAGACCGACATGACCGACAGCCGAACCGGCATCGAGCGCACCAAAGACGCATGGGCTGTCATCAGCCCGGAGCGATGCCTCTGGAACTACCCTTACACCAATGAGCTCGTCAGCAAGCGCGCGGGTGATCCAGCCAGGGGCGACTGGTATCAGCAGGTCGGCGTACGACACCTCGCCGGCCGGCAGCCCGGCCGCGCTCTGTCAATCGGCTGCGGCATCGGATCGTGGGACCGCGCCTTCTACAAAGAGGGCTGGTTTCGCGAAGCCGTCTGCACCGACATCTCGGACGGCGCCGTTGCCACGGCGGCCTCTGTCGCGGAGGCTGAGGGCCTGCCGCTCCGCTACATCGCGGCGGACCTCAACAGGGGGCTGCCGGAGGGCGCGGAAGGCCCGTTCGATCTGATCTATGCGGTGGCCGCCCTGCACCACATCGACGCCCTGGAAAGTCTGCTGTCCGCCTGCCATGACCGCCTGACCGCGGACGGCCTGCTGATCTTTCAGGAGTATTGCGGGCCGTCCCGGTTTCAGTGGAAGCCGAAGACGCTTGCCCTGGCCAACGCCATCCTCGACCTGCTGCCGCCCGAGCTGAAAGGCCCCATCGAGCGGATCAAGCGCCCGCCCTATTCTGAGTTCGTCGAATACGACCCGAGCGAGAGCGTGCGCAGCGCCGAGATCATGGACCTGACCGCGATGTTTTTCGACATCGTCGAGGTTCAGGACATCGGTTTTACTCTGACGCAACCGCTGCTCAACCCGATCCTGCGCCACTTCGACGATGCCAATCCGCTGCACGGCGCCATCGCGAAGCTGATCTTCCTGTTTGAGGAGACGCTGATTGACGAGGGCGTGATCGAGGCGGACACGAAGGTCGTGGTCGCGCGCAAGCGGAGGTAGGCTGCGGCACGAACGAAAAAGCCCGCCACGGCGGCTGCCGGGCGGGCTCTTGGTCTTGTCGGTGGTGGAGAGGCTATCAGGGCGGATCTGCGGTCGCGTGCTTCTCCCGGCTATTCAGCACCGCAGAGGAGTGGGCGGAGCCTGACTGGATCTCCGAAACCCGCTCCTTCAGCCACCCCACGACCGGCGAGACATCCGGTCGTAGGTGAACGATGACGAAGCCGAGGATGAGGCTGATCACAAGAGCCCAGGCGACGCGTCCCCACCGGGTTCTGGGAGGCTCCCTCGCCATGTCCTTGGGGGCGATCAGCGAGTAGAAGCAGCCGAGCCCCACAAGCCAGATCCACCACCCGTTAAGCTCAGAGTTGACCATCCAAGCCGGCTGTCCAGCCATCCGCCAGAGCAAGAGCCACACCGCCCCGCCGAACACTCCGGTCAGGAACATGACCTGACCCATGATGCTCTGCTGAGCTGAGACCGGCGAAGGCCGCAGGATGATCTCCCGGAAGGCAGGGAACCACGCGAGGATCGCGGTCGCGCTGAAAACGATCATGATGACCCGAAGCCACTCGGTCTGAAGGTTCGTCGGCAGGAACGGCGCCACTAGCCAGTAGGACAGCGCCGAGGCCAATCCGATCCAAAGCGTTAGGCTCCGGCGGAAGCGGGCGGTAAAGGTCACTGGCGGCGCTCCAAGAGCTGCAGGGCATCTATGGCGGTCGCTAGTCCGGTGTCTCTCCCGGAACTGTGCCGCTCTCGTTCGAGCCGTTGATCGCTGCGGCGGCGAGTTTCCCGGCGGGTCGCTTCAATCGTCTTCAGATCCTCATTGGCCGACTTCGCGACTTCATGAGCGACCTTCTGGGCTTGCTCGCGCGCCTTGCCGCTCTCAGCCAGCACAGCCGTCAAGCGCTCACGCTCGGCATGAGCGGGATTGGGTATCAGCCACGACATCAGGCGCCTCCAGATCATGCGGCCCCCTGATCACGACGAACGAGCAGGTTGACGATGGCATTGACGGAGGCGTGATGGTTTCCGACCGCGTGACGAACCTCTCGGATCTCGGTCGCGGTCTCGTGTGACTGCTCCTGAAGGGCTTGAGCTGCTGTCGTCTGGGCGGCCTGCATCCGCTCCAGGGCCGCGGTCTGCGCGAGGATGGCGGACGTGCCCCTCTCCGCAGTCGTCGTCGTCGTCGTGATCAGCCTGACGAATTGGGCGTGTAGCTCGTTGATGCGTTTCGAGAGCAGGTAGCAGCAGACGCCGAGGATCACCGCGCAGGCCCAACCCGAGCCTTGAAGGGCGAGGTCGCCCGCGGTTTTGGTGACGAGAGCTTCCATCCGTCAGGCTTGCGCAGCTTGGGTGTTTCGGCACAGGTTGGGCTCAGCCATCGCTAGCGCGGACCTTTCGCGTTGGTGGATGGTCAGTGGCGCTGGCCGGCTTGCTTCCCGGCTGACGGCTGGCGCCACGCTGCATCGCCTTTGGCCGGGCGACGGCGGCTCAGTTCAGCGCTTAGACAGGGCCGCCGCGCCCGTCCGGATGGCCTGGACGACAGGCGCGACCACGAAGAAGCTCAGCAGGATCTTGCCCTGCCAATCGCCATAAGGTTCTGGAGGCTTCGGAACGCCCCAGGCGCCAACCACGTGAGCGCCGAACGGAGTCCAGAACGGCAGACTGTCGAAGTAGATGCCGGCCGCGTGCAGGGCCGGCGGCACTGCGATCAGGTAGACGATCCACGGATAAGCGGCCTGCGAGGCGGCCTTCAGCTTGTTGGCCTCGACCACACCTTGGAGCGCCGCGAGATCGCGTTGCCGATCCGCGTCGATCCCGGCCACCGCTATGTCGCGCGCGCTGGTGTCACGCTGCTTGAAGTAGGCCAGCACCGGCTCCGCGATACCGGATCCGAGCAATTTTACGAGGAAGCCGCCGAGGAGAGCGAGCATCAGGGCTTCTCCTCTTCATCCGGGACAGCCGTGCTGCCGGGATCGGCTTTGACTTGGACCAGCCGCACGGGCCGGTAGTTGAGAGCGAAGCGGATGACGAACAACGCCATCGCCCCCCAGGCGGCCTGCGTCGGGGTGAAGCCGAGCGACACGAAGTTGATCTCGCCCACGCTCTGAAGAAGCGCGGCGATGAAGGCGCCCGCGATGGCGCAGGCATCGAAGATGCGCCCCCACCGGCTTTTGCGAACGATTGGCGTGATGACAGTGTGCGAGGCCGGCGTCTCGACGGTGACAGGGGGGAGCTTGGTCGTCATCGCTTAGGCCGTCTTGCCGGAGAGGAGCGCCGCGAGGCGCCGGAAGAGGGAGGGCTTTGCAACGGCTGGCGCAGGCAGGGGCGCGACATCGACCGGCCCAATCGGCACAGGCTTTCCGACCGCATCTTGTGACGGCGACCAGGGCGTATCCTTGATCTTCGCCCACTTCGCGAAGGCCGCCGCCAGCTTGGTGTCGTAGCCGTTCTGCGCGTATTTCGGGCCGTTGTAGCCGCGGGCGAACGCCGCCCAATTGTGGCTCCGGATCTCGTCGTCCAAGTGGGTCTCGACGATGAACCGGATCATCGCGGCGAGGTGTTCGCCTTCACCGTTCTCCACGAACGCCACGACCATGTGCTGGGGGCTGTCGTAGCCAGCGGCGACGTAGTTCTCGCCGAGAACCTGCCCAAGGCCCCAAGAGGCGGCCTTTAGCGCTGCCGTCTCGTTGATGTCCATCGCAGCCTTAAGCCGAGGGTAGCTGTCCGCCGGATAGTTCCCAGGACGCCATTTCTCGTAGGCGATCCCGAGCTGCACGGCATGGGCGCGATCAGAGCCCACGAGGTGCCGATAGAAGACGTGCGGCTCAAACAGCATCTTGGGCCGGCCGAGTTTGTCGAAGCCGCTGCCAGCTGCCTCCACGTCGATCACAGCGTGGATCTCATCTTCGCCGACACCGATGGTGTGGCCGACGCGCGGCAGATCAATGTCGGCTAATTTGGTCGCCTTGCTGACGAAGCCGGCGGCACGCACGCGCGCAAAAGCCGCCGCTGTAGCTGCGGGTGTTGGCATGACAGTCTCCAGCGAATTGGTAGAGGGCGCGGGCTACAGGCCGGTGACGGTCAGGACGGCGGCGACGGCGGCGCTAGAGCCGGCGGCGACGAGCCATTGCGCGAGGTTGTCGCGGTCCCACTTGAACGCGAACTCCGCCCCGAGCCACGCCATGATCGGGCTGGTGCCGGCGTGCTTCAGGTCGTGCTCCCTCTGGCCAGCCTCGCGGCCGTACCAGAACGGTGAGACCATGAGCGTTGCGACCACCGCTGGGAGCGGGAAGCCAACCGCCTTCAGGACGAGCGCCACCACGAATGTGTAGAGCGCGGCCAGGAGCGTGTGCGTCACGAGCGGGCGCGCGAGGAGCCAGGAGACGGGATTGGTCATTTGCTGGCCTCCGGCCCGCCAATCCACTTCTGATAGGCCGCAACCCAATCGGTCGCGATGGCCCGCTGCGCCTCCTCAGGGGTGATCCGGCCAGCACAGATCAGGCGGTGAAGCTTGTTCTCGATTGCATCTTTCTGATGCGCGCCGAGCGGCTGGTCATAGGCTTCCGGCCACAAGTTGGTGATGTCGTTGGAGCCGCCCAATTCGAGGCTGACCAAGTGATCCACCTCATAGGGCGGCAGCAGGTTCGTGCCGGGGAACGCCGCAGACGGGCCGGCCATGCCGTACCGGCGGTACACCTGAAGCTTCAGGGAGCCGGACACGTTGCGGATGGTGCTCGTCTTGGTGCCGCAAATCTCGGCCCGGCTGGTCGTGCGAACTGCGCCCGGTGTGAGCACAGGGTCCGGCCGAACCCCATCAGAGGCAGCCCAGGCAGGCGAAGAGAGCGCGATGGCGAGCGCCAGCGCGGTAGCGGGACGGAGCATGGGAGTTCCTGATGCCGGGAAAGGCGCGCGGCCCTTGTCGAAATCGACGCTTGTTCCCAAATTGGGAACGTGCCAAAAGAGGGCATGAACGTTGTCGCTCGCCCGGCCATGGTCGCCTTCTGGACCCGCTACCCGCAGGCCGAGACCCCGCTTGAGGCGTGGTACGCGACGGTCACGAAGGCGACTTACAAGGAACCGGCGGACATCAAGACGGTGTTTGGCACGACCGTCGATTTCGTCGGCGACAACCGCGTGATCTTTGATATTGGCGGGAACAAATTCCGCCTCATCGTTCACGTGTCCTACGTGTTCAAGGCGTTCCAGATCAAGTTCATCGGGACGCACAAGGAGTATGACAAGATCGACCCGCTAACGGTCAGCCTGTAGGATTTCGAGCAGAGGAGATGGGTATGGACATTCGCCCGATCCACAACGAGGACGACTACGCTTGGGCTATGGCGGAGGTCTCTCGCTATTTTGAGAACGAGCCCGAATTCGGCTCCGAGGATGGGAACCGTTTCGAGGTGCTGCTCACTCTTATCGGCGCATACGAGGTTGACCGCTATCCGATCTCAACGCCTGATCCAATTGAGATGTTGGAATTCGCTATCTCAAGCATGGGGCATACTCGGGCGGAACTAAGCAACCTGCTTGGTTCACGCTCACGTGTGTCGGAGATCCTAAATCGGAAGCGCCCTCTAACGCTGGATCAAATCCGGACCATTAGCGAGGCGTGGAAACTGCCGGTTGATGTTCTTGCGAAGCCATACCGGCTTGAGAAGCAAGCGGCGTAACCACTGAAGGTCACGGAACCGCTGGAGGAGAGATGAGCCAGTCGATTGAGCCCATGGCTGCTGGAGAGAAGCCTACGGAACCGGGATGGTATGTAATCCAGCGAGAGTACGGCGGCCGCGACTTCGTAAGGGCTTGGCGATACCATCACCTCGCCGAGGGCGTCAGCGAGTACGTTGTTGGGAGCACGGGCGAAGAACTGCAGGCGGATGAAATAGACCGCGAAAATTGGACCTTCATCGCCCGCATCTATCCGGACAGGATAGAAGGGAGGAAAGGATGACTCCCGACATGAGGCGCCTGTGCCAAGCCGCAGAAGAGGCATTCGAGACGGTGTTCAACGGCGATGCCGAGATCACTCCGGGCGGCTCCGAGACCATCGTCCGTGCTGTTCTCATGGCTCTGAGAGAGCCGTCCTACGGGATGCTGCGAGCGGCTGACGACGCTGAAAAGATCGGGGATGGCGGTCGAACGGTCAGAGGCGATTTCGAGCGCGAAGTCACCGCCATGATCGACCACATCCTCGCCGAGCCCGCTAAGGCGTGAGTCTCACCGATGCTCCGGTCACGCCCTTCGTGAACTCCTCATCGAGGAGCGACAGCAGTTCGGCGTCGGAGACGGGTTTGGGCTGAGCCATCAGGTGCTCAGTTCAGGACGCGCAGGGTCATGCCGGCGAGCTTCACGGTGGCCGTGGCCGCCGCAGCCGAGGCGTCGAAGCCAAGCGTAAGCTGCGCGTAGAGCGTGGCACCAGACACGACCGTGTAGACCGGCGTGCGGAACACGAGGCCGTTGTAGGTGCCCGCCGGGTCCCACTTGTTCAGATTGGCGTCGGACGTGGCCCACTGATTGAAGCCATCTGCCGCACAGATCGGGAAGTTGGAGTTGTCGCTGTCGCCGATGCCGATCTGGGAGTACCAGAGGTTCGACACGCCTGAGACATCCAGCTCGGCCTCCAGCACAACCTGCTTGCCGGGCGCGATGCCGAAGATGCCCTGCGTCAGAACCACCTGCTCAAGGTTGGTCTTGCCCGAGGCGATGTTGACGGCGAGCACCTGCTTGTTGCCCGGCACCGCATTGACGCCGGCCGCCTGCACCTCCACCGAGGCCGTGACCTCCGAGTTGACCCAGCCGCCGTTCGGCTTGAACAGCGTCCAGCCGCTGGCGACCGTGCCCTGACCGTTACTCACCGTGCCGCCGCTCGCCGCCGAGAAGCAGCCGTTGGTCACGCGGTTGCCGAGCGGATTGTACGTCGCGTCATAGGCGTCGGCCGCGGAGGCGATGACGCTCGGCGAGGCCGGCAGCAGCGGCGCGAGCGCGTTCGCGAGCGCAAGGCCGATGCGATAGGAGCCGCCGGCCGCCGGGTGGATGCCGTCGCCGTGCATGAGGCTGGCAATCGCGTATCCGTTGGCGCTGGTCGGATCGGCGAGCGAGCGGAAGGCGTCCACCAGGACCACGCCCGACTGTGTGCGCGCCCATTCGCGGATGAGCGTGTTGAGGTACTGGAGCTGCTTGTAGCTGTTCGCCGTCATGCCCGAGGACGAGGCGGCAGCCGTCATCGGCGGCACGGTCAGCAGAACGACGGCCTTACCGAGCGCCTGCCCGTTCGCGACGATGGACTTGATGCTGGCGAAAGCCGAGGAGACCGACGTGCCTTGCAGGATGTCGTTCGTGCCGGCGAGCACGACGAGGATGTCGAAGTTGCTTGCGTTGGCCGCCACGTCGGTCTGAAACCGTGCCAGCACCTGATCGGTGCGGTTGCCCGAAACGCCCTTATTGAGCGCCGGATCGAAGTAGATCCGCTGCCCGAGCAGGCGTCGTGTCCAGTTCAAGAAGCCTTCGTCGTTGTAGCACAGCCGATTGTTCGGATAGGCTGACGTTGAGACGAAGGTGTGGAAGTACGCGATGCTGTCGCCAAGCAGCAGCACGCGCCGGCCGTAGGTGGCGGTAGACGAGCCGCCGCCTACGGAGCCGAATGGGCGCTGGATCGCCATAGTTCAGTAGCTCCGCAGCACGGAGACGGTGCATGTTGCCGTCGTATTGGCGGCGTTCACGTCCGAGACGGCGATGTTGTCGATGATCGCGGTGCCGACCTGCGCGTAGAGGTCGAGTGTCCCGTACAGCAGGACGAGACGGATCATGCCAGCAGCCGAGCACGCCAAAGCGACGCCATCCCCGGCCGGGACAGGCGTCCCAGGCGTGATCGTGCTGGCCGAACGGTAGATCTTCGCCGGCTGCGCCTGTGCTGCGGAGGTAAGCAGCGACAGCGCCGCAGCGGCACAAATCAAGAGACGGCAAAGATGCTGGCGCATGGCAAAGGCTCCCGGCGAGCAGGTTCGAAGCGGTTGGGTGAAGGGGAGAGGCTTAGGCGGCGACCTTGGCTACCAAGCCGCGCCGTTGCTGACGCGGTGCCAGGAATTGGTCGCGACGCAAGTGTAGATGTACGTTGCGTCTATGCTCATTTCGCCTTGAACACAGGCTGAAGTCGCGGTCGCCGGCGTGCTGAAGGGAAGAGCAAAGCGACTTTGGACTTTGAAGAGCGTCGTTCCCGTGGGAATAACAGCGACGCCTGTCCCGGCCACGTTTACGAGCGAGAAATCATTCGTCGTGCCCAGGTTCGGCGCGATGACGAGGCCAAGGCCCGCGTTCGTGTAGATCTGCCCGATGTTGCCCGCGAACGTGCCCGCACCGGGGAAGAACCCGAGCCCCCGCACGTTCCCGCTCCCGTCGACCGAGAAGTTCTTGCTCGCGTAGGCGTTGCCCGAGATCGTGATCGTCGAGAGGTCGATGCCCTTGCCGAGGGTGTAGGTCGGCGATGTGCCGGCTCGCGTGCCCGTGCAAACAAGGCAGCTCGTCGTGTCAAACGGCCAGATGCCGTTCATATTGCCGAGCAGGATGCCCGTCTTGTGTGAGACTGCGCCGGGCTGGTTTGAGAAGGCCAGGACGGCGTCGAAGGCGCTGCCCTGAACCGCATCGTCGCTTCGTCCGACGAAGGTCGAGAGCGCCTTATAGGCTACCGAGGCGCCCGTCTGGACGGCGGTGTTAAACTCCGCGCCCGTGCATTCGTCCCAATAAGTTGCGCCGGTCATGAGCGCGCAGACAGGCTCCATGCCGTAGAGATTGCCGCGCGGGACCGAAGACGTGCCGCCCTCGTTGACGGCCGCCTGCGCCTGCCCGGAGACCGCCACGTACTGCGGAAGCCCGTTGCTGGCGTTCGACGCCGCGCTGAGGTTCGCGAAGACCCCGAGTGCGATCCTGCCGCCCTGCATGGCCGACCCGCCGAACGAATGCACGATTTCGACGCAGCTATTGGCCGGCGTGACGCCGCCATTCCAGCTATCGCCGAAGCAGTAAATTGGGTTCTGCTTCGCGCTCGCCGAACCGTTTCCGCCCGTGAAAGACGGGATGGTCTCGGAGATGCCGCCGCTGAGTGAGAGGTTCGGTGCCGTCACCGTGCCGGTGAAGGTCGGGCTCGCCTTGGGCGCGAAGGTGTTGGAGATTGAGTTCAGGAGAACCTGGGCAGCCGCATCGACATAGGCCGTCGTGGCCGTGTAGGTCGAGTTGTCGCCCGCTGGGCGCGTTGCGTATTTGGGCGGCGTGCCCTGAGCCGAAGCAGGGATGGGCAGAATAGCGAACGCCATCAGCGCGGCGCTGAAAGCCGCTCGAACCGAGGGGAACATCCCAGATCCTTCAGTAGCCGGAAAAGGCGAGGGTCGAGCCGTTGACCCAAGGGGCGCCCGTGATGCCGGGATCGGTCTTCGGAAGGCCAGCCACGTAGGCAGGAAAAACCTGCCCGAGGATGGTCGTCGTGAGCGTGAACGCCGGGCCAGGGGGTCCGGCCGGGCCAGGCAATCCTTGAGGTCCAGCCGGCAAAGCTACGCCAGGCGCGACGTTCTGTGCCGCTGGGCGCGCGACTGTAATAGGACCCGTGATCATCGTACAATCCCTAGATTGACTGTCACCGGCCCCGTCGCGATTGTCTTTGTGTAACCATCTCCCATTGCCTGCATCTCAAAAACATAAGATCCAGGCCAGAGCCTCTCTACGGAACTTTTAGGGATGGCTAGCGCGACAACGTTTAAGCCGTCACCGCCTGTTGAAATGGTGCCGTTTTGCGGCAGCCCATTCACGAGTCCCGAGACGCTGGACGCGATGATAAGGGCATTGGGGTCAACTGCCTGTGCCCGCAGCATCATCACGAGAGTCAGACCGGCGAGCGAGATCGGGTCCGACGAGGCGTCGATATACGCCCAGGCATCGGTCCAGTCTTCATTGTTCGCGATTGCGACCGGGAATGTGAGCAGAGGGAGATCGAGGATCTGTGTCACTGGATGCTAGGCCGCGATCTGCGCTGCTTCGATAAAGAGCTGATCCACCTGCGCAGAGGTCAAATCGAGGCTCTTGCTCAGGCTCGCCACGTAGGAGTTCGAGCGCTCCCACGTCCTTGCCTCGGTGAACCAGATCTGCGCCTCAATGCCGGCAGCCTGCGCGGCGGCCGTCACATCATTGAGAAGCGTCTTGCCCTCAGCCGATCCGGGGGTGCGGGAAAGCTGGATCTTGGCCTGCACGCTGGTGACGGCCGCGGGAACGACCGGATCGGACGATGGGGCGGGGGGCGCCTTGAACGCTTCTGCCGCCTCATCCCAGACCCAGCCCGCCTGCGCGTCGCCGGCCGGCTTGTAGGTGGCGGCCAGGTCTGGCGGGAAGCAGTCGGCCAAGGTCAGGCCATCCGGGGGCGTGAACGGGCTTACGGCCATCAGGCCAACACCGGGGATGTCGGCAGTGCTGAAGTAGGCGTCCATCAGGCGTACTCCTCCACAATGATGGCCCCTGGGCCGCCGGAGCCGCCGATCTGGCCGCCCGCATTGGAGCCCTGGCACACAGCGCCACCTCCGCCCGCGCCGTAGGAGCCGGCAGACGGCGTGTTGCCGTTTGAGTTGCTGGTGAAGACGCTGGAGCCACCTGCAAAGCCGAGAGGGGAGGTGCCGCCCGCTCCTGACGCCTCATTTGAGCCCGAGAACGAGATGGCATTGCCACCGGCCTGCCCGGCCCCGTTGAAGACGTTACCACTGGCGCCGGAGCCGCCTGGGCCGCCGGCCTGCGTCGCCGGAGCGGACGCGGCACCGCCGTTGCCGCCGCCAATGCCGCCGCTGGCGCTCAAGAGCCCACCAAAAGAAGTGTTGCCGCCGGTCTGTTGCGGGAGGTAGACCGCCGAGACCGCGCTCGTGCCGCCCGCGCCGATTGTCATCGCGACGCTGGAGAACCCCGAAGTCAGCTCCGAGACGGCGACACCGCCCGCCCCGCCGCCGCCGCCCGATCCGAACTGGCCGGACGTAGTCGGTCCTGCCGAGCCGCCCGACGCGCCGCCGCCGATGCAGGTCACGCGGATGTAGCGCGTGCCGGTGGTCGGCGTGTACGTGCCGCTCGCCGTGAACACCCGCCGGGCGATCAGCGATCCCTTGGCGTAGTTGTTGACGACGACTGTCTTGGCGCCGGCTTGAACTGCCTTCCAGAGCTGAAACAGGTCCGCCGTGTCTGGCGTCTGCCCAGATGACGTAATCGCATTTACGATTTCATGTTGAAGCTGGTTAAATACTTCAGCATTGACGATTGAGCCCTTCACCGAATTGGTCGGGTCAGCGTTCTGAAAATCGGGCACGGGCGTGACGCCGATTTTGTCGAAGGGGGGGAGCCTATCCATTGCTGATCGCCACCTGTGAATAGTCAAAAATCACGGCGGTATGGCCAGGAGCCAGGCGCCGAATAAGGCACTCAAGGTCTGTCGCCAGACCGAATTCGCACATGTGATCAACGCCGCATTGACCGACGCCTGCGCGCAACCAAGTCAATCGTGTATTGAAGACTGATATTCTCCAGATGAAGCGGATATTCGGAGGGCCAAGCCTCCAGATCCAATCATCTCCAGCACTTAATTCAATCTCACACATATGGCTGACGCCGCACTCGGCGACGCCGCAATAGGCTGGGATCCTCGTAAGTTCGCCAACCGGCCTTGTGTCTCCGCACCGCGTCTCGCCGCAGACTACAGGCCGGTACTCATAGATCGTGACCTGATAGCCAAGCTGCTCAGCCAACCCGAGATAGAAAGCCGGGTCTTGGCGCCCGATCAGGGTCAGGCGCTGGATCAATGCGTTACGCCGCAGATCAAGGGTTAGCGCTTCGGCGTTGCAGGGATCTGGTAGACCGAAGGCGCGCTCCCAATCGGGCAGCAGCTCATAGGTCAGTCGCGGGTCAGTCTCGATGAACAGCAGATCGGCGGCCCGAGCGTCGACCTTATCGCCCCAGACGCGCGCGAGACCGCGGGTCAGGTCGGAGAGCGCTTCGTCATCACCTCTTGGAGCGTCATCGTTCGGCGCGGGCGCTACGGCGCGGGGCCAAGCCGCGCCGACCGGATGCAAGCCAGAAAATGCCTCTGCATAGTCGTCGGCCGAGCGACGGACAAACAAATCCGTCATCAGGCAAAGGCCACTGTTCCGAGCGTCGCCATCCGCCCGCCATTCGCCATGACAGCGTCGCTAGCCGTCAGGTCGAAGTAGTCGACGCCCTCGGCGGCCGAGATCGCCTCGGAAATCCATGCCGCATAGATTGTCTGCGCGGGCTGGAGACTACCGTTCACGGCTCGGGCCGGCGCGGCGCGCTGTTTGATCATATCGGATACGCTCGACAAGATCGCGGCCCGAGTGGACAGCGTGTCGGGAGAAAGGTTGCTGATCGCGAAGTTGACCGGCTGCGGGATAGGCGAAACGACGTAGATGTCGGACACCGTGATCGGCCGGACTGTGGCAAGATGAGCCGCCACTGCATCGCAGTCCGCCTGGATCGGGTAGCCGCCAACGGAGGCGCGCAGGTCGTCCATCATGAACCGGACGGTGACCGTGCCGAGGGCGACCTCGTGCGGCGCGGCCCAGGCTCGGGTCACGCCCGGCACCTCACGCGCCCAGGCCACATAGTCGTCGGCGTCACCGCCCATCGGCGGTTTGCGGATCCGGAACAGCACCCGGTCGCGCAGGGAGTCTACGCTCTCAATATCGACGCCGTAGCTCGTGACCCCGGTCACGGCAGCGGAGGCCGTCACGCCCGAGATCGCCGCGATCAGCGAGAGGCTGGTGCCCGTGTCGAGATTGCCAACGACGCCGGCAGTGAGCGCTCGCACGCTGAGCGGAGTGGCGACATCGGTTCCACCGAGCGTCACATCAGCCGTAGACTGGAACAGGACGCCATTGTTTGAGAACTGCGTGCCCTGCGCCACTACCGTCCCGGCCGGGCCAGACAGGGTCGCGGTGAGCACCGCGTAAGTCGCCGCCTTGCGACCGCCGGGCAGAAAGATGTCCGCCCAGCGCTGAAGCATCTGCTCGCCGGCTTGATCGGGCAGGTACTCCTTCGCCTGGCGGGCGATGTACTGGAGCACCAGGAAGGCGAGCGCGCCATTGTCGTCGGCGAGGATACCGGCCGGACAGTTGCCGGGTAGAGCGCCAACGCGCAGCGCCTCTATGACGGCGTCACGGCTGAGCCCTCGCGTTTCCGCGAGCGTGGGGATCTGCAAAGGCATGCGTCAGGCCCTGATGCTCTGCCAGAGATCCGAGAACCGGAGTGCGATTGACGGCAGCGGCCCGCGATAGAGCGTAGCGGTCGCATCGATCCGTTCAACGCCGACGCGCTCGGCCGACACGCTGATGCGAGAGGCGACACCCTTCTCCTTGAAGGGTTGGAGCGCTTCACGGATGTATGTCTCAACGCGGGCCACCGTGCTGCCCCTGCGAGCGGCAGCGCCGGTTATGCTGGACCGAGACAGGAGCCAGAGGCGCGTTCCGATTGGCCAGCCATCGCGGATAGCGTCAGCATTGAGATCGCCCCACCAGCCGCGCCGGTTGGTGTCGCCCTTCTCCGGCAGTTCATCATCCGGTTGCGCCAGCCGATCCGTGCCGAGGGCGATCACCACGCAATCGGCGAGATCTTCCGCAGGGTCGCGCTGATCCACGGGGGTCAGAAGCCACTCGCGCGTGACCGCGCAGCGGGATTGAACGACGATAGTATCTGGCATCAGGTGGCATAGACCTTCGTTGCCGCACCGTTGGTGGTGAGCGTGTCGCTTCGGCTGTCCTGCGTCCCGACCATGCCGATGCGCTGGCCTCCGGAGCCGCCCAAATGCACCTCGCCGTCAAGGATGATCTTGCCATCGGCCATGGTGATCGTGCAGCCGCCAGCTTTGATGGTGAGCGTCTTGAAGGTGAGAGTGCCCGCGTCCTTAGCTGTGACGGCATAAGTGCCGTCTTGCTTGGCCTCGACGTTGACCTGAACATCCTTCTCGGCCGCGACGTTCGCGCCGTTGTTCTTCTTCTGGTCGCCGGAGGACGAGCCTGAGCCGCTGCCGCTGCCGCTCTGTTGCTTGTCCGACGCGACCCGATGCACGAAGCTCTTCGGGCTCTCCAGCACGGCGGCGTTCTCGCCGAAGTGCAGGAACTGCTTGAAGGCGTCGTGCAGGACGTGCTCGCCCGCCTTCATGCCGTTGGGGCGGAAGCGGCGGTCAGCGGCCGGCATCGCGATTGGGTGCGAGTTGTTGCCGGTGAGCGTCCCGAGGATGACCTCAGCCGCGCCTTTCATCATGCCGGCCTTGGCCTGCTCATCGGTCGTGGCTCCCATCGGGAAAGCCGTCGATCCGAACGGGTGCCAATGCTCGACGTCGGAATTGGTCTCAGCCCCGCGGATCTTCACGCCGAGCGTCTGCATGAACGGGCTGTCGTTGATCGTGCTGATGACCGAGCGCGACAGGCTGTTCGCGATCCGGTCAACGGCGGGGCGAGGTGGAGTGCGATGCATGTCAGATCGCCGGGGCCGTCCCAGAGCCATACAGCCCCGGCACGCCGCCAGGGCCGTTCGCTTCAATCCGGTTGCCGCCGCCGAGGCGCCCCGGCAGGCACATCTCCAGCACCGACAAGGTGCCTTCCGGTCCCTGCGTTGAAGTCACGCCTTGGATAGCCAAAGCCATGTGATTGTCGGGAAACATGAAGGGGTCGTAGACGGTGATCGTCTTGCCGATCATCTCAAGCCACAGTGTGCTGCTGTCCTTGAACCAGCCTTGGACCGTGTAACTGCCGGAGAGCATCGTCACGTAGTTCGTTGCCAGTTCATGGTCAGCGCGCATCTGCATATCGCGCTTGTCGCCCGGCATCTCGGCCATGAAGCTGAATGGGCGGTTGCGCGTGACGGCGGGGTTCGTCGCCGTCGCCTTCACGTCCCGAGAGGCATCCCCGAATGTCTGATCGTTGCCGGGCTGTTGCCCGACTGCGTCGATCTTGCTGAGAGCGTTCTCGTCGCACATCAGCAGGGAGCCTGCCTTGATGTTGCGGCCGAGTTCCAACTCGGCGCCCGTCCCAGTCTGATCGCCCGCCCGATAGGCGATCATGTTGCCGTCTTGGTCATCCCGCAGAAACACGTTGCGGAAGCGGCAGAGGCGTTCGATGAACGCAAACACAGTTTCGCCAGCCTGAACGTTAACCTTCGGGAAGACCTTGTCGGCGCCGTCCGTGCTGCCCTGAAGCTGGAATTTGATGCCGTAGGGCTGAAGGACCGAGTTGGCGATCTGGCTCAGGCTGTAGTTCTTAAACTCGCCCTTCTCGTGATCGACCGTCGAGTTGATGATGTCCGCCATCTTCGACGTGACGGTGATCTGCAGCCCGTGTTCCTTGTCGTTGTAGGCGGGCTGCCGAGCCGAGATCGTGCCGTCGATGACCTTGCGACCAGCGAGGTTGATGATGGCGCGATCAGCGACCCGTAGCTTCAGGCTATCCCAGGTCGGCACACCGGACTCGGCTGGCGAAGCGGCGGTGAAGGTCGCCATGCTCGCAACCGCGCCGAACGTCCGGTTTACCGATACCGTCTTCCAGTTGAGGTAGCGCTTGCCGTTCACCTGGATGCTGGCGACTTCCTTTGGGTTAGGCATCGGTCAAGCTGATAGCGCGCGGCCGTTGGACGGCATGAAAAGTGGGTGGACCACTTCATTTTCTAGAACCAACTCGTCTGCCCGCCTTGCATCGCCGTAGAGGCGCTGAGCCAGCACGAGCGACGACGGGTTGTTGGCGAGGCTGTAGGCTGCCAACTGCGGCAGCGGCCGTGCGCGGTCAGTCAGGTCGCGGATCATCGCGGCGCGCAGGCTGACCAGCACTCGATAGGTGTCGGCGTCGCCCAGGTTCGCTGAAGCGTCCTGAGAGGCCGTAAAAGCTGCCGTCGCGAGCGCCTGAACCCGGTCCACCTCATTCCGACTTGGGAAGGTCGTATCGGCTAGGATCGCGGCTTCTTGGACGCAGCAGAAGACCAAGCCGCGTGCTTGCAGGATGGACGCGCGCGCGTCGGTCGCCGTGAATGCGGCGATCACGGTGCGAAGCCGCTCCATCGCGTCGAAGGTCATGCCCGTCCGCCGGGCTAGGTCAAAGCATTTGAACAGCGGCGAGTTGATCGCCGCCCGCCGCAGAAGGCCCGGAGCATCGGCACGGAGGTCGCCCACAGCCGCGTCGAGATCGGCTCCAACGGTGCCGAGGTCGGCAGCACCGGAATAAGCCAGGATCGCGTCAAGAATAGCCCCCAGCATGTCGAGAGCTGGCTGATCACGGCGCAGGCTCATTCAGGCACCCGCAGCTAAGGCGCGGTTCAGGGCTTCGTTTTCTTTGGCAAGCTGAGCATCGCCGGCCGTCGCAGCCGTGGAACCTGCCGAACTCGCTTGGGTCCGGAGCTGATCCTGCGTGTCGTCCTGCACGTCGAAGGCGTCGTCTTCGCCTGCCTCGAAGAACTGCATCTCGATTTCGACGTAGCCGCCGCGCTCCCGGCGCTCTTGTGCGGCGCACTGGCCGACCTTGACTTCGAATTCGCCGAGCGTCGGGTGGACAAGCGTGCCCGCCCCCTCTTCGTCCAGCGCTTCAAGGAGGTCGTCCCGTTCGTCGAGGTAGAAGGGGCCGATGCAGTAGCCGGTGATCGGGAACGCGCGGCCCCGACGACCCAGGTCTTCCGTGTAGGGCACATCCCGTTTCGGAAACTCATGGAAGGCGAGACGCCGGCCCGCTGAGCGCCCCCCCACCTCGACGTGGAAGGGCACGCCGCGGAACGATGCAGGGCGCAGGCGGGCGCGCCAAGGACTATCGGCCATGTTCTATAACCGTTCCCCTAGACGGCCACGCTGCGGCTCTCCACCTTTGAGAGCATGCGCACCGCACTCGCCGCCTTAGCGTTCCTCGTCGGCTCTCATGGAGCCAACGCGCAGTCCGGTGTGCCAGCTGAAACGACTGTCAACACCTTGGCCATCGTCATGGTCGCAGAGACTTACTGCAAGCTGCCGGTTGACCATTCCAGGCTGGAAAACGCCTTGAATTTTAACGGCATATACAGCAGTGACATCAACCGCGGCGGCTTCTACTACGCTCGCCTGCGCTATCACTACGACAGCTTAATCAACATTTTGCAAACCACGCCGGGCGCCTCATGTGAAGCGTTGCGAACGAACGTGAATGCTGGCAACACTATCTGGCGTGGAGTGATCCGATGATCTCGGTGACAGGGTTAGGGGCAATCGCCGCTGGACTAGCAATTGGCTGTCTTGCCAATGTGGCGTGCGCGGAAGACCTTCCGACTAAGAATTGCTCGGCGGCTTTCTTGACGCGGTGGCGGGCAGATAGTGACGCGGCTCTCAAGAACATGCCGAAAGAACCGTGCTGGATGCGAACCAGCAGCGGCCCTTACGTTTGTTACAAAGACGGGTGCGTCCGTGCCAGCGCGTACTTTGATGGCGGCTGAGCGCGGACGTCTCAAGTCCGCTCAGCAGGAGCCATCGTCCGCCCGCGGCTCAGGACAACATCCTTGAACAGGTTTCCAGAGGCTGAAGTGCGGACGTTCGTCTCTGGCCCAGGCTTGTGGACCTGCACGTAAACGCTGCCGTTTGCCTCAACCTTCTGGCCGCCCACGACCCCCGCGCGAGCGGCGGATGCGTCCAGTCGACCCTCATTCTGTTGCATCTGCGCGTCGAAGGCTTTCCGAGCCTTTTCCCGCGCCGCCCAGCCCTCGCCGTCCGCGGCCGAGTTGCTGGCATCAGCGCGCGGCATAGACGCAACCCGCCGACTAGCGACGACATCATCGCTATAGGGCGCATATGGACCGTTAGGCGCCCCGGCTACAAAGCCATAGCGGTTGCCGCCAACGTTCGGGCCGATCTGGGAGGTGCGAGCCCAAGTCCTGTTCCGGCCTTCGCCGCGGTAATAGCTCTCGGCACGATATGAGTTGGATCCGCCAGTGTTATCCGGGACCCCGCCCGATGCGATGGCTCGGATGCGAGAGCGAATGAACTCGGTCTCGCTGGCTGAAGCGGGCCGATTTCCGGCATACTGACCACGAGCCAGCGCAACGTCGCGGAGGTTGGAACTCGGCCCCCAGCTTTTCGTGCCGATCCGGTTCATCATATTGTTGATGACCGCGTCGACTCCTTCGGGGCTACGGGTGCTGACTTCGCCAGCGATTTTGTTCACCACGCGCTGGTCAAGATCAGCATCGCTGAGCTTGTATTCAGGGCGATAGATGCCGGGTCCTTCAGGCGCCCGAGCGTTGGTACGTCCCGCAGGCCCTTGCCCGATCCCAGGCAGGCGCCCGGCACTGCCCATTTCCGGCACCTTGGCGCCCGGCGCAAGCGGCACCGTATCCCCACCGGTATAGCCCGGCACGGTTCGCTTCAGATGCTCGCGGAACTGCTCCCGAGCGGCATCGCGCTCGCCCTGCTCTCCGACATAGCCGGGGCCAGAACCGCCGCCCGGCAAGTTTGCGCCAGTCCCGCGGCTGCTATAGCGACGGAACCCGCCCCCACCGAACGCAGCCGACTGGACGCGCGCACCCGCAAATGGGCCATCGTCGCCCTCGGCGGACGAGTTCTGCTTCGTCGCGCCGTCGCGTCGGTTCTTCATCTCATCCGTCAGGCCCTCAATGGACCGACGCAGCTTCTCGCTGGCCTCGAAATCCTTCTGGCGCTGCTCGGGCGTGCGAGCCTTGAGGCGGTTCAATTCTGCCTCGGCCGCGTCAAGCTTGCGCTGCGCAGCCTCCGGGGTGTCCATCAGCCCCATACGCTGCTGTGTGCGGCCGATCAGAAAACCGGACGCCTCCTTCGACATGTCTCTCAGTTTGCGAAGGCGCTCAACATTCTCCTCAGCATCGATTTGGTCGTCGCCAACACGAGGGGCAAGCTTGCGCGCGAGAGGGCCTTGAGCGCCATCCGCGCTGCGTAGGGCCTGCACATATTCGCCATCACGCAGATAGTGGATAGTTTCAGCAATTTCATGAAACGCTTTGGCCATCGTTCCGGCCAAGGCGGTGCTCTCTCGCAGAAAAGCAGTGGCGTCATCGCCCGCCTGCTTCCAATTAATCTCGCCGAGTTCCTTCTTTACATCCTGGAGACCTTGACGAAGCCCTTTCATCAGGTCGCCTCGCTTGCCGGAAGCTATGTCGTCCAGCCATGTAGCAAATTCCTCGGCTGGCCCCATCAACTCGGAAGCGATTACTGTCCCAATTTTAGACATGGACGAGCGCAGATCACTCA